TTGTCCAGATTTGCCCCAAAACGACTCCAGAAGCCTCGAAAATGAGTAACAAGGTCACAGAAGGTCACGTTCTGCCTGAAAAGGTCTTAAATCGGCTTACAACGGTTTTGGGTAGGGACACAGAACGTGTTTTCGGCGTTTCTACGCCTAGAATTCACACACCGCTGAACGATTTACCCTCACGCGGGCATGAATTGATTGATTTGGCTGCCAGTCTGAAGGTTGACCTTATGGATTGGCAAAAGTTCTACTTAGAACACAGTCATAAAGTCAAGCCTGACGGTCGTTGGGCAACGCCCCTAAATGTTTGCGTGGTGGCACGTCAAAACGGAAAATCATTTTTGCAGCAGATCAGAATTCTTGGCGGGCTTTTCCTATGGGACGAACCATTGCAGATTGGGTCGGCGCACCGCCTTGCCACAAGCCTTGAACAATTTCGGGCGTTGGTGTCTTTGATCGAAGCCAATGATTCGCTGGCAAAACAGGTCAAGCGAATACGTTGGGCGCACGGTGCTGAGGAAATCGAAACCTTGCATGGCACACGGTTCATGGTTAAGGCTGGCGGTTCAGCTGCTCGCGGTGTTTCCCGACCTGAAACAATTCACCTTGACGAATTGCGTGAAATGAATGATCTTGAAAGTTTTGCGTCATTGAGATACACCCTCATGGCAGCGCGCAATCCTCTTGTCATGGCGTACACAAATGCGGGAGATTCCAGCAGTGTAGTTTTGAACGCTTTTCGCGAAAGGGCGTTGGCAAAGATTGCTGGGGCTGACGACGAAATCGGGTATTTTGAATGGTCAGCACCGACTGACGAAATCAGTGTGGAAAATGCAAGGCACGCCAACCCAGCAATGGGAATAACAATTCATGAGGACAACATCAAGTCAGTATTGAAAGACCCGCCTGACGTTGTTATGACCGAAGTTTTGTGCCGCTGGGTTGTTGCAATTTCCAGTGCGGTCGATTCTGCTAGTTGGGGCAACTGTTTGGATAAGGGCGTCGATCTTGACCCAGACAAATTGACGTGGCTTGCAATCGATCTTTCACCCGATAGAAAACATGGCAGTCTTGTTGCCGCCCAAAAACTTGGTGGCGAACAGTTTATTGTGAAAATGCTGCACACTTGGAAAAACGATTTACAACTAGACGACAAAGCCATTGCCAATGACTTGGCAGATTATGCGCGCAAGTATGCGACTGAATACGTTCTTTACAGTAGAAAAACGAGTGGGGCGGTGGCAGCCCGCCTTGCACCCGCTGGAATTCCGATTTTCGACATGGATTCCAGTTACCCACAAAGTTGCGACGAATTATTGTCGGCGATCAATAGCGGTCGATTGAAACATAGGGGTCAAAGTCAACTGACGGACGAAATCTTGTCAGCGGTGCAATTGCGTCGTGGTGACGGCGGTTGGGTTATTGGTCGCCGTGCAAGTCAAGCCGTTGTTTGCGGTGCGGTTGCCACCGCGCTGGTTACACACTTTGCGACACGCCCAGAGAATGATCTTGACATCATGGTGGGCTGATCGTATAAGCCTGACACAATTTGGACATGGCATTTACTGATCTATTTACGCGCAAGGCACCGACTGCCGTTCCAGTCGAAGCCGCACAAGTGGACGCAGCTGCTATTGCGCCTTATTACAGCGAAGTTGGAAATTTATTCCTGTTTGGTGGAATAGTAACTGCGTCCCGCGCTGAAGCAATGAGTGTTCCAACATGCGCCCGCGCACTTGGCATTATTCAAACAATTGGTTCACTTCCAATGCATACACGCAACGAAGCAACTGGTGAAAAAATTTCACAACCGCGCGTTATCAATCAACCTGACCCAAGAATTCCGGGCACTACATTTTGGGCATGGATTATTTCTGACCTGTTCTTTTTTCCAAACGCCTATGCGTACGTTATGGAACGTTATGCCGACACAGGAAAAATCCGCGCAATGGAACGCATTGCACCTGAACGTGTAACTATTCAAACGACTGGAATGGGTTTTGAAATTCAGTCGTACCAAATTGACGGTGCATTTGTTGACCCAGCAAACCTCGTTGTTTTTCAAGGTACGCAAGAAGGTTTGTTAAGCCGCGCAGGTCGCACAATTAGGGCGGCTGCTGCACTTGAACGGGCTGCAATGAATTTTGCAAATGAACCAATTCCACAAATGGTTTTGAAATCAAATGGCACTTCATTGCCAGCAGATCGAATTTCAAAGTTATTGACGTCATGGCGTACCGCCCGCGCAAATAAATCAACCGCATTTTTGAACGCTGACGTAACACTCGAAACAATTGGTTATGACCCAAAGAATTTGCAGCTGAACGAAGCGCGAAACTACGTTTCACTTGAATTGGCACGCGCTTGCGGTTTGCCAGCGTATTTCACTGATTCGCAGCAATCTTCATTTACTTATTCAAATGCACTTGATAAGCGTCGCGACCTGGTGGATTTTGCTTTTAGAAATTACATGTCAATAATCGAACAACGTTTGTCATTTGCTGATTTCACACCAGCGGGAAACAAAGTTTCATTTGACTTAGATGATTTCTTGCGTGGCAATCCTTACGAACGCGCGCAGGTTTATGAAATCTTAAATCGAATTGGCGCAATGTCAATTGACGAGATACGCGAGGAAGAAGACATGCTGCTATGAAAAAAGTAATCACACCAATGACAATCACGGCTGCCGATTCAAACAGCCGCACAATCACCGGTCGAATTGTGACATTTGAGGAAACTGGCAACGCTTCAATTGGCAAGGTTCAGTTTGCTGCAGGTTCAGTTCAAGCAACACCAGTTTTGCTCAATCTTGAACATGACCGTACACGTCGAATTGGCAAAACACTTTCAATTCAATCAACGGACAAAGGAATTGAAGCAACATTTAAAATTGCAAATACAACCGCTGGCACTGACGCATTAGTTGAAGCGCAAGAAGGTTTGCGCGACGGTTTCAGCGTTGAAGTTTCATTTCATGAATACGAAACACTTAAAGACGGCACGGTTCGAATTTTGGCTGGTGAATTGACAGGCGTGGCATTGACGTCAGAACCTGCCATTCGATCAGCCCGCGTTGAATCAGTTGCAGCAACTGAAGAAGAACAGATTTCAGATTCGACAATCGAACCTGAAGCAACACCAACAGAAAAGGACGACGAAGTGGAACAAACCGTTACACCAGCGGAAGCCGTCGAAACGGTAGAAGCCGCACAGTCAGTAACTGCACAATCAAACGCCGTGGGTGGTTGGAAGTCAACACCACGCATTGAAATTACTGCCGCAAAGTATCTTGAAAACAAGGTTCTTGCAGCAACTGGTGATGAATCAGCACGTCAGTATGTTTTAGCAGCTGACAACACAACCGACAACGCTGGACTTGTTCCAACACGTCAGTTAACTGAAGTTATCAATGGACTAGGAACAAGAATCCGTCCAAGCATTGACGCCATTTCAAGCGGTGCATTGCCTGACGCTGGAATGACTTTTGAAATTCCAAAAATCACACAAATGCCAACGGTTGCAGTCACAGCCGAAGACGCAGCGTTTTCTGATACAGATCAGAACAGCGCGTTTTTGTCAGTGGACGTCAAGAAGTTCGCAGGGCAACAAAAATTTAGCGTCGAGTTGCTGACCCGCACAAGTCCCCTCTTTTATGACGAGTTACTTCGTAACATGGGCGCGGCAATGGCTAAGGCACAAAATGCTTATGTCAACGGTTTGCTAATCTCAGGTGCAACACTTGACGGCACAACAGTTGCAACATACCCAACAGCAACTGAATTGCTTGGAATAATTTCACGCGGTTCAGCGAGCGTTTATGGCGCAACTGCTGGTCTTGCAAATCCATTTGCACGCAACTTAATTGCTTCAACTGGTCAGTGGGCAAACCTCATGACATTGAACGACGCTGGTCGCCCAATTTATTCACAGGTGACAAACCCAATGAACCAAGCAGGTCTTGCAGTTCCAACTTCGTTGACAGGCAATGTCGCAGGATTGAACTTATTTGTTGACCCAACAAACGGCGGCGACGGCGACGGAACATTGCTTGTCGTTAATCCTGACGCATACACATGGTACGAAGGTACTCAATACCAATTGCGCGCAGAATCAACTGCTGACGGTTCTATTACCGTGGGCATTTATTCGTTTGGTGCGCTAGCCACAAAAATTGCGGCTGGTTGCTTCAAAAATAATAAGGCTTAATCGCCATAACTAATCATGCGGCGGGTTCTCCCGATCTCGCCGCAGCAGATCGAAAGGAACGGACATGCCAAGCATTGTGACTGCGAGCCAATTGCGTACGGTGCTTGGCGTGTCCGTCAGCCTTTACAGTGACAGTTATCTTGATGAAATAATCAACACTAGCGAGGCTGTAATTTTGCCAATGCTTGTTGCAAACACTTCAGCAGTTAATGCCTACAAATTAGACAATAACGTTGCGTTTTATTACACCCAACGCGAACATCACTTTGTTAAAGGTCAATCAGTCATTGTGACTGGATTACCCGCACCATTTTCAGCAACAGTCACAGTGGTTGACGTTACCGCTTACCATTTCACCGCTGCATTGACTTCAGCCAATGTCATTTATCGCGAAATAATTCCAATGGGCAGCGCGACACTTTCGGGCTACTCAGCAGCTGACATTTATGCAAACAGTGCGCCAATCGAATCAGCCGTCCTTGCAGTCAGTGTGGAAGTATTTCAATCACGCGTTGCAGCAGGTGGACAGATCGAAGGCGTTGATTTTGCTTCCACGCCTTACCGAATGGGTCGCAGTTTGACAAACAGGGTGTCCACATTGCTTCAGCCATTTTTAGACGTTGAAACGATTTGTCAATAATGCCAGCCAACGCCGTTGCAGATACCCGCGCAGCCTTAGCAACTGCCTTTTCATCACTTGCCGCAACTTGCTATTCAAGCGTGCCTGAAGCACCAATTCCACCAGCAATCGTGATTGTGCCTGATTCGCCTTACATGGAAGTTGTTTTGATTGGCAAGGCAAAGACACAGGTCAAACTTAATTTTGCGATCACCGCCATTGTTGCTTCAAATAGCAACGCTGGTTCGCTAGATAATCTGGAAAAACTAATAATCGGAATTCTTGCGGCAATGCCCGCAGGATACGTCGTGGGCGTTGTTGAAAAGCCAACGGTGTTGGAAGTAGGACAAAGTCCAATGCTGGTTGCTGACATAAACGTTTCGACTTACTACACTCAAACAACATAGGAGAATCATGCCAACGACAATCATCACAGGTCGCGATCTCGTCTTGACGATTGCGACAACAAACTATGACGCACAGGCGACCAGTGCGACATTGACTAATTCACCAACAATCACAACTTATCAGACACTTGACGGCAAGGCTTACAAGCGCATTGACGATCAGTGGACATTTGACGTTGAAATGCTTGCAGACTGGGGCGCGACTTCATCATTGTGTGAAGCACTATGGGCAGCAGCTGAATCAGCACCAAATACCGCGTTGGCAGTATCATTGACAGCGGTGACGGGCGCGGTTTTTGCTTTCACCGTTATGCCAATCTATCCAAGCGTGGGCGGTGCAGCACCAGACGCGCAAACCGTTTCAATGTCATTTGTTGTTGTCAACAACGTAACTGAAACTTTTAGTTAAAAACTACTAATCGGGAGAAAAAATGAAACTACCAATCACAATTGAATACACCAACGGCGATCAGATAACTTACACGGCTGCACCGCCTGAGTGGGTTAAATGGGAAAAGCACACAGGTCACACCATTGCACAGGCGCAAGAAAAGATTGGAATTTCCGATCTTGTATTTCTTGCCTATCACGCCATGAAACGTGAAGCAGCGGGTAAACCTGTTAAGCCAATTGACATTTGGACTGAAACAATTTCTGAAGTCATTGTCGGTGAAGCAAACCCAAAAGCCACCCAGTCGGAAGTCTTGCCAGAGTAGTTTGGGAGTTAGCCCTAGCAACAGGGTTATCACCCAGTGAATTTGAAGCGGCTGAGGACATTCTGACGGTGTTGGAAATCTTGGAAGGACGGAACAATGGCAAGTGACGCAATCGCTTATGACAAAGCGGAATTGCGTGCCATTGTCCGTTCATTCAAGGCAATGGACGACGAAGCCACAAATCAAGCAAAAGAAATCACATCAGAATTGGCGACTTGGGTTCGTGGCAAAATTGTTGACGCTGCTGGCAAAACCCGAAATCGTTTGGATAACAAAATCGCTGAAGGCGCAAAAGTTTCCAAATCATCAAAAATCGGTGAAATAAGTTTTGGTTTTGCTGGTCAAAAATTAAGCGGTGGTGGTACAACTCAACAACTCTGGGGCGGTGCTGAATTCGGTTCAAACCGTTTAAAGCAATTCCCAGTTTGGTCAGGTCGTGAAGGTCGCGGGTCGCGTGGTTGGTTTATCTATCCAACATTGCGCGCGGTTCAACC